GTCGTTCCCGAGGAATCCTGGATGCCGCCCCGCAGGTCGTCGTCATCGCGCTTTCGCTGCGGTTCCTGCACGACCGTCGCGCCGACCGCCCGCTCGAACACGGCCCGGGCATCGGGCACATGGAGGTGGATGTGCGGCGCATCCGAGCGGGCAGACGTCGCGCCACCGCCGATCATCAACACGCTGTCGTCGATCGGCCAGCGCGCGCTTCGCGCCTTCCTCGGCGGCGCGCGCCAGGATCGCCTCGAACTCGTGCTCGGGTATGCGGACGAAGCCCTCGGATCGGGGTGGGGTCATCGAGATCCTCCCTCCGCCGCTCAGCCGACCTTGCAGCCCCAGAAGGACGTGTGGTCGGCGGCGAAATAGCCGTCCGCGACCCGGAAATATCCCTGCAGCTCCACGGTATCGCCCGCGGTGAGCGGCACCATGGTCTGCAGCCAGATCGCGGTGGCGAGCGAGACGTGGGTGGCGGAGATTTCGCCGAGGGAGCCGCGGATTTCCGTCGTGCCGTTCAGGACGAGCCGCCCGCGCATGCGGGCCGTGGCGCTGGCGTTGATCTTGTAGAGGAGCGTCGCGCCGAACAGGTAGGTGCCGTCGACGGGTGCCACGAAGTGGTTGTTCGCGGCGTCGAACGCCCCCTGATCGTTGTCGTCGGTGTTGTTCAGGCCGATCTTCGTCCAGGCCCCCACTCCAACATAGTTGTCGTAGTTGGTGTATGCCTTGAAGCGCGGCAGCCGGGGCTGGTCGACGATGCCGGTGGCGTTGTCGACGCTCAGCCCGTCGAAGAAGGTGCTGCCGTCAGCAGAGACCGCGAGCCGAAAGCGGTCGGAACCAAACAGCCCAACCAGCGCCTTGGTCACGAAGCCGGTCTGCAGTGTCAGCCCGAGATCGTCTGCGGCGGCCTCCTTGTTCATGGTGTAGAACAGATCGCCGGTTCCACCCTCCGCCACGGTCCTGGCGGTCCAGAGCGCGGCGTTGAGCTTGGCCGAGAACGGGTTCGACACATCCGCCGTCGTGCCGAGCCCGAGCAGCGCCATGTTCTGCAGCGCCGCCGGTGTGGTGCCGACCCAGCCCGCGCCGTCGTAGACCAGCAGCAGCCCCTCGTCCTCGACCCATGCGCGCCACCCCGTCCGCGGCGGCATGCGCAGCCATGCCCCGTCCGTCCAGAGTGCCACGTTCAGATCCCAGCCCGCCCAGTCGCCCGTCGCGCCCGAAGCGACGATGTAGCGATCGCCGTCGGCGGGGCTCGCCGGGGGTGCTTCCAGATCGCGGTCGATAACCGAGAGCTGGACGAGCCCGTCGAGGATCCGCAGCGCCTCATTGTGGGTGACATGCTTCTGGGCCTGCGCCGCGAGGATGTAGGGCAGCAGAAGATGGGTGGTGGCGTCGGACATGGGAAAGGCCTTCAGAACAAGAGCGTGGCGGTCTTGGGCGCGCCCCGCCCGACGAGGGCGGAGAGCTGGAAGATGCGGATGTCGAGCGTGTCGCCGGGGCCGAGCGGCGCGCCCCGGTCGGCGGTCTGCTGGGCGGCGGTGTAGACCGCGCTGGTGGTGGCCGTGCTCAGCACCCGCTTCACGGTCGCACCGTCGAGGATCTCGACCTCGTAGGCTTCCAGTTCCTCGGCCAGCGGCACCTCGAGCCCGCCCCAGCTGTCGGCCGCGAGCGCGCGGGATCGCCGCGTCCAGCGGATCGTCAGATCGCCGGGGCTGCGCGGCTTGCGCCACGGCTGCTCGACATGGGCGACTGAGAACGGCCGCAGCCCGACGCCTGCGGGCGTGAAGGCTTGCGCCACGTAGGTCTCGTCGCTGACCGGGCGGCTTGCGGGGCCGATGCGCCAGTTCCACGGGATGCCGAGGTCGGCCTCGGCGATCGGCATTGACGCCAGCGCGGTGTCCAGCACGACGACCCGCGCGCCAGCGGGCACCGGATTGCCCGTGGCATCCTCGGTGCCGCGCTGGCCACGCAGGAGCCGGGTCAGACGATACCGGCCCGGCGCCAGAAGTTCTGCCGCGCCCGCCTGCACGATCTCCCAGACGCCGGGCGCGCTCTCGATCGCGAGTGCGTTCGCCCCGCCGAACAGCGTCAGGTCGGTCACGCTCTCAAGCGTGCCGGTGAGCAGATCGACGACCAGCGTATTGCCGAGGTCGAAGCGCGAGGTGGGCCCCGCGAAGAAGTCGGAGACCAGCGCCCCGACCCGGGCGCGGCGGCCGAACGTGGTCAGCAGTTCGAAGCCATCGGTCGAGGGGCTGCGGAACACCGCCATCTCGCCCGGCCACGGCACGGCATGCGCCGCGACCAGCGGCCGGTGCGCGGGCTGGTCCTCGGTCAGCTGCGGCAGGTCCATCAGCACCGCATCCGGCGCGCCGAACACCACTGCGCGCGTCAATGACGCCGCCCGCGGATCGCCGGGCGGCAAGTCGTAGGTCGCCCGGTCCTGGCGGACCGCCTCGATGCTGCGCGCCTCGGCGTCGGCGATGGAGACGAGCCGCAGATTGACCAGCCGACCATCGTGCTGGAGCCGGATCGCGTCGGCAGGATCGAGCGCGAGCCGCGAGGGCGGCAGACGGAACGCCGCCGTCTCGCGCCCCACCCACGCCTCCATCAGCGCGCGGCGGCAGCGGCGTTCGGCCTCCTCGGGCGGCACTGCCATCGGGAAACTCTCCGAGGCGATCCGCGTCGTGTCCACCGTGATGCGCCGCGCCTCGACGAGGGCGGCGTCGTAATCTTCGTCGGCGCGCGCGACCTGCCATTTCAGGGCCTGCGGCAGCTCCGTCTCCTGGCTGCGGGTCAGTTCCAGCAGGTCGCCCTCGCGGGCCGCGACCAGATCGTCGGGCCCGAGGGTGGCGACGGAGGCCCGGCCGCGCATGATGAAGCGGATCACCCCCTCGGTCTCCACGGCGTCGAAACCGAAGTGGCGCGACAGCGTGGTCATCGAGGCGCGTGGGCTTTCCAGTGCCGTGATGGCGTAGCCCTCGACCGCGCCCCATAGCCCGGCGACGTCGATGCGCTCCTCGGTCAGCCCCGCCCGCAGGCAGAGGTGCCGGACGAGCGCCGCCAGCGACACCGCTCCCAGCCGCCCCGTCAGCCAGTGGCCGAGCCGCCAGTTCGCCCCGTCCGTCCAGACTTCGGTCAGCGCGGGAAAGAAGGGATAGGGCCGCGCGTCCCAGGTCCAGGCGGCGCATTCGGGCACATGCACCATGCGGCCGCCGTAGACCGAGGACACCGGGTTGTTCGCGGTCTTGCCCCACCAGAGGTATGTCGCCTCGAGATAGGCCCGCTGAATGGCGTCGTCGCGCCAGCCCCGCGAAAAATGCGGTGTGAAGCTCTCCGAGGACTTCGGGTCGAAGAAGACATTGGGCTGGTTCGTGCCCCGGTCGATGGCCGGGCAGCCGAGCTCGGTGAACCAGATCGGCTTCGACTCCGGCATCCATGCCGTCGGCGCGCCGCTCTCCACCCCGCCCGGACGGTCATAGTGCTCGTGCGACCACCAGCTGCGCAGATCCTTGTAGCGGAAGACCCACGGCTTGCTGGCCGCGCCGTCCGTGATCGGGGTGCGCACCTGCGCGGTGCGATCCGCCGCGCTGGCATAGAACCAGTCGAAGCCTTCGCCGCCCGCGATGTTCCCCTGCAGGTAGGCGCGGTCGTAGATCGCGGGCCAGCCCTCGGCCGCGTCGGCATGCTCGAACCCGTCGCGCCAGTCGGAGAGCGGCATGTAATTGTCGATCCCGACGAAATCGATCTCGGGATCGGCCCAGAGCGGATCGAGGTGGAAGAACACGTCGCCGCTGCCGTCGCCCGGCTGGTGCCCGAAATACTCCGACCAGTCGGCCGCATAGCCGATCTTGATCCCGGACCCGAGGACCGAGCGGACATCCGCGAGGAGGTCCCGATAGGCCTGCACCGCCGGATAGCTGGACGCGCCCGAGCGGATCGTCGTCAGCCCCGGCATCTCGGTCCCGATAAGGAAGGCATCGACCCCGCCCGCCGCCGCGCAGAGATGGGCGTAGTGCAGCACCATCCGGCGCAGGCCCCAGTCGCCGGGCGTGCCGGTCCACGAAACCGACTGACCCGAGACGCTGAAGCTCGCGGGCGTGGCCGCGCCGAACAGCGCCGCAACCTGGCTTGCGGCCGTGGCGGTCTTGTCCGCGGTCCCGGCGTAGCCAGCGGCAGGCGAGCAGGTGATCCGCCCCCGCCAGGGGAATACAGGCTGGCCCGTCTCCGCGGCGTTGTCGGAATACGGGTTCGGCAGCGTGTTGCCGGGCGGCACGTCCATCAGGATGAAGGGATAGAAGGTGACGCGCAGCCCGCGCGCCTTCATCTCCTGGATCGCCTGCACCACCGCGAAGTCGGACGGCGTGCCGCCATAGACCGGGCGATCCTGGGCGTCGCGGCTGACGAGGAAGGCGCTGGCGCGGCTGACGCCATTGACCGACCAGCTGACCGGCGTAGTCGACTTGGCCGACACCTCGACGCCAGGCCGCACCTTGCAGGAGCTCGCACGCAGATCGTCGCCGAACCAGGCCACCACGAGGCTGACGCTCTCGATCGCAGGCGCCATCGCCTGCAGCCGGTCCAGCGCCTCCACCATGTCGGTGGAGTCGGCCAGCGCGTTCAGGTTCTCGGGCACCGTCGCGCCGCCATCGGTCTTGAGGATCGCCTGCGTGGCGTAAGTGAACTCGCCCGAGGCCGGGATCATGGTGACGGCGCGGGTCAGTCCCTCGGCGGTGTCGGGATCGGCCAGCGGCCGGAACACCTCGAAGGAGAGCTGCGGCAGCCGGTTGCCATAGGTCGAGAGCGCCAGTTCCTCGAAGACCACATAGGCCGTGCCGCGATAGGCGGGCGTGTTGGCCGCGCCCATCTTCGCCGCAATGAACGGGTCCGCTGTCTGCGCCTCGTCGCCCGGATACCAGCGCCAGGTGACGCCGGAGAGGTCCATCGGCTTGCCGTCGGCCCAGATGCGGCCGATGCCGGTGATCGGTCCCTCGCAGAGCGCTACGGCGAAGCTGGCGTAGTAGAGATACTCGGTGGTCTTGACCTTGCCGCCTCCGCCGCCCTTGCCGCCGCCCTGCGTGGTGGTCTTCGTCTCCTCGCGGAAATCCGTCGCCCAGATGATGTTGCCCCCCATCCGCATGCGCCCATAGAGCCGCGGGATCACTGCCCCTTCGGTGGCCGAGGTGATGCGCAACGCGTCGAGCCGCGCGCCCTCGATGCGCTGCGTGGGCGCCAGCGACGAGATGATCCAGCTGTCGACGACCGAGCCGATGCTGGAGCCGATGAAGCCGCCGATGGTGGCGGCGCTGACGCCGAGGATCGCGCCGCCGATGCTGCCGCCAATGGCGGCGCCAGCGGCACCGAGAACAAGCGTTGCCATGTCGGGGTCTCAGCATTGCGGGAACAGGAAGGCGAAGGCGATGCGCCGCCGCCAGGGTTGCGTGAGCGGTTCCTCGATCACGCCGAGCCGCTCGTAGGCATGCAGAAAGGTGTCAGGCCCGGTGAGGATCCCGACATGCTTGGCGATGGCGCGGGGCTTCATGCGGAAGAGGACCAGAGAACCGGGGCCGGCTGCCGCCGGTTCCACCTCGATCATCATGCGCCGCGCGCCCTCGGCCAGCACCTCGCGCGGGCCGGTCTCGCCCCAGTCGCGGCTGTAGGGCGGGATCGGGAACGGCTCGGGACCGACGACCTCGCGCCACACGCCCCGCGCCAGCCCGAGGCAATCGCAACCAACGCCTCGAAGGCTGGCCTGATCGTGGTACGGCGTGCCGAGCCAGGACCGCGCGATGGCGATGACGCGGGTGGGATCGGCGGAGGTCACAGCACGGACCCCTCGTGCCCGCCATCCTTCGTGGCGTAGCGCAGGACCGCGTCCTGGCCGGGGATGTGCGGGAAGCCCCGGAAGTTGGCGGTGTTCGCGAACTTCGCCCCGCAGGTCTCCATGCGCTTGTCGCAGCCCGCGCGGATGGTGAAGGCGTCGCCCTCGGCGATGGCCCGCACCGGGGCCTCGAGCAGGGTCAGGATGGCGATCCCGTCCGTTACGTCATGGGCCAGCACTTCCGTCTGACGCCCCGCGTTCGCGCCGCTCGTCCAGTCCAGCGTGCCGAAGGTGAACCAGCCGGAGACGAAGCCGCCGAGGCCCGAGGCGGTGAAGGCGCGGTCGCGGAGGAGATCGATGACGGCGCCCGCTCCCTTGTAGGCAGGGTCCTCCAGGTCGACGCCGCATCGCGCATCGCCGAGCGCGGCATCGCAGGTCGCCTGAAACGTCCGCCCGACCGTCTGGCCCAGCACATGGGCGAGCGAGCGGACCTCGGCGACGAAGGCCAGACGCCCGCGCCGGATCTGCCCGATGGCGCCCCGGCGCATCAGCACGCGCTGGCTCGTGTCCGCCCAGTTCACGCGCCAGACCTCGACCTCCGCGTTGTCCCAGCGCCCATCAAGGATGTCTGTTTCGGTGATCCGGTCCGAGGTCAGCACGCCTTCGGCGTCCTGCGCATCGACCGAGAGGTCCGAGCCCGAGCGCACCTCGGAGGCCGTCAGCCCGCTCTCAGGCTCGAAAGCTGTCCCGTCGAAGCTGAGTGTCTGGTCGTGATCGGTGAAACCGAAGGTGACGCCGTCGGCGCGGGCGATCCGCCAGCACCACGCGAGCGTCGTCGTGCCCTCGTCGAGATGGGCCTGCAGGGCGGGGTTCAGGGACTTCACTTCCGCCCCCAGCCGCGCCAGAGCGCGATCGAGGCGAGTGCCGACGACACGACACCACCGGCCGCGCC